GGCAGAGAGGTCGCCGCCAACGCTGATGTTGATGGTCATCACCACGCCGCGGAGGCCCACGGCGCCGACCGAGGTCGCGGCGATCAGCGTTTCGCCGTAGCCGGTGCCGTCGGAGAAGAATGTGCCGTCGGAGTGCGGGACGCCGTCGGTGCCGTAGAACGGCTTGCCGTCGACGATAGGGACCGGCGCCTGCCGCAGATCGCAGAGCGGGACAATGACTTGCGTTGCGCCGCCGTCGAGCCGGGCGACCCATGACCGCCAAAGCTTGAGCCGCTCGGACGTGTTCAGCGCCACGTTCGTCATCTCGGCGACCCACAAGCCGCCGCCGTCCGTCTTGGCCTGCTGCTGCAACCCGGAGACGGATTGCCCGGAGGAGATCGTGCGGCCGGTCAGATAGGGCCGCTGTCCCTCGGGCGAGAAGTAGTGCGTCGGGAAGGTATCCATCAGCGCCCCAAAGCGTCGAACTGAGCCGCACGCGCGGGCTGGTCCCGCAGCGCCTGCTTGTAGGCTTGCGACGCGCCCTGCGCAGCGGCCGTGCGGGCGATGCGCTCGATCTCGGCGTTCCCGTTGGCGCCGGAGACGTCAACGATCATGTGGAGCGCGACGGTCGTGTGACCCATGCCGCCCTTGCCGGAGAGAATCGCCCGCGTCTGGTCCGCAGTGATGATCTGGCTGCCGCGCGGGACGAAGGCGAGCTCCGGGCCGCGCTCGCCGACCAGGGCCACGCCACCAGGCGCAGAATCAGTGCCGCCAGCAAAGCCGGGGATCAGGACGCTCAGGATGCTGGCCTCGGCCTGTTTGATCGTGGCCGCGAGCAAGTCTTGTATGAGCGTGCGGAAGACGTTCTTAGCCACGTCGCCGAGCGACTTCGCGTTGACGATAGCGGACGCGAGGCTATCGGCCAGGGAGTCGAACGCCTTGACGCCGGCGGCCTCGAAGTCCTCGACTGTGTGCTTGAGGTCGTGCTGCGCGACAAACGACTCCAACGGCCCACGCGTCGAAGCGATCACGCCTGCGGTCTGGCCGGCTTGGATCCCCGGCAAAGCCGTTAGTCTGTCTCGGGCCTGTTGCTTCTCGGCCTCGGTCGCCGTCTTCGACGCGACGATCGCTTCGAGCCGCGCCTTCTCCTCGTCCTGCTGCAGCTTGAGGATTCGCAGTTCGATGTCGCGGCGTTCTTTCGCCGTCTCGGCCAGTTGCGAAAGCGCCTGGAGCAGATCGACCTGATTGCCGAGTTGCGCCTGCGCTCGGTCATTGATCTCGGCTGCGATGGCGTCCGCCGTCTCGTTGGCCTGCTTCAACTTCTTGAGCCGCGTCTCCTCGTCGAAGGCATTGAGCCGCGCCTGCCGCTCCTGCTCGGTAAGGTTCTTCTCGGTCTCCAGTTCGACCTCGAGGGCGCGGCGTGCCACGGCCCGGTCGCGCGCAAGGATCTCGGCCTCGAGCCGGCCGCGCGCCTCGGCGGTCGTCGCGAGGTCGGACTGCGCCTTGAGGATCGAGACGACGGAGTCATTCAGTTCCTGGGCGACGCGCAGGGTCGCTTGGTCGAGTTCGACTTGCTGGAGCGCGACCTGCTCTCTCGTCTTGGCCGCGTAAAGTTCAGCATTCTTCCCGAGCAGGATCTGGCCCTGCGCCGCAGTGATGCTTTTCGTCTGGACCTGATCCTCGATGGCTTGGTCCTTCGCGTCCTTCTCGGCAACGAGGCGGTCGCGCGCGATCTGTTGGCGCTCCTGCGTGCTGTGGAGTTCGTCGTCAAAGACGGCCAGGAGTTCGAGGGCGACGCGGGCAAGCTCGGCGTTGAACCGCCTGATCTGCTCGGCGGCTTTGTTTGTCGCGTGGCCGGCGGGCGGATGGAGATCCGTCGTCCCCGTTGGAACGTCCGGCGCCGCTGCATCCTGCGGTAGCTTTTCCAGTTGCGCGGTGAGCTTTTCGCGCTCGGCGAAGGCGCGCTTTACGGCCGCAGTAGCGAAGCCACGGATCTCGCCGCTCGGGTTGTCGAGGTTCCGGCTCTGGCGCGCGATGAACTCGTCCGTCGAGTTGATGCTGGCCTGAAGCTGGTCGCGGCTACGGTGCTGGATGCCGGCGAGCGCCTGGGCGACGTCGTTGATCTCGTGGGCGAACTTCGCGGCGATGGTGAGCAGTTGCGTCAGGACCGGAGCCAAATCGACGAACGCGCTCTTGAGTTGGACGTCGATGACTTTCGAGAGCGTCTCAAACTGCTCGTTCGCCGCCGCGCCCTTCTTGATCAGGCCCTCGTCCATGACGACGCCGATGCGTTGAGCCTCCTCTCGGAGCGCCTGCATCTTTTCCACGCCATCGTTGACCAGCGGCGCGATGCCTCGCAGGCCGAGTTGCTCGATGATCGCGTCTTTCTGCTCCGGCGTGCGCAGCTTGCCGATGCGCTCGATGACCTGACGCAGCGCCGCGTCCACGCCGCCGAGGCCCTTCGCTGCGTCGCGCGTGAAGTCGTTGCCGAACAACTCTTTGAACGGTACGAGCCCGCGCTTTGTGCCGGCCTCGGCCTTGCCGAGCGCGACGGTGAACTCCTGCAATGATGTGGTCAGACCTTCTTCGGTCCCGCCGGCGGCCTTGTTCGCGAACTGGAGCTCCTGCAGCGCGTCAGTCGTCAGGTGCAGCGCCTTGGCGGTGTTCGCGATGTTCCGCGCGAACTCCGCAGCATCGCCCGCCTGCTTGAGAGCCGCAGCGAGAGCGACAACACCGCCGGCCGCTACCAAGCCAAGTGCGCCGAGCGGTTCGAGCGCGGAGCCGAAGATGCGAAGCTTTGCGCCGGCGGCGTCGAGGGTCGCGAGGCGCGAGGAGTCGAATATCTTTTCCAGCGATCTGCCGAAGTTCGGTGCCGCGAGCGTCCTATCCAGATTGTTGAAGTGGCCCGCAATGTCCTTCGAACCTTTTTGGGCCAAGCCCACGACTTTATTTAACTTTTCCTCGAACTTTTGGAAGTTGGCGTCCCAAACGACCGTCAACCGCTCGATGTTTTCGGCTGCCATCGCGGACGCCTCCGGCTATCTAATCGACGCGGCAGGTAGCAGTCGCGGGACGCTGGCGCTGCTCCGACGACCAGACTTGGGTCAGCGTACTTTCGCCGTCGGCCAGATGATCAACGTCGCCCGGCGCCAACCCGATCAGTTCGCCATTCGCCCGATAGAACTCGCAGGCGATGCTCACGCGGCCGAGGTCGCGCCCGGTATCGTTGGTGATTCGAACGAGCGCCTCTGGCAGCAGGACGGCGTTCAGCCTCACGCTCTCTACCGTTACGGTCGGCGCCTCGCGGGCGATGGGCGGCACTTGGCTGCAAGCTGAGAGGACGAGGACGGCGGCCAGGGCGAAGCGCATCCCGCGCCTATAACCCCGTCACGCGTACTTGGCTATCAGTGCGTCGTGCTCGTCGGGCGTTGGCGGCTTCGACTGTTCCCCGCCGCCGTGGAATTTGTTGAAGCCGCCGACCGCTGAGACGAACTCCCATAGGCCGGTATTATCGACCATCTCAGGGTTCCACCCCATTGCGGCGCCCTGGCCGTAGAACTCGGAGAAGATCAAGCGGCCGAGGTCTCCGGGGTTATCTCGGCCGCTACTTTCTCCCCCGGCTCATCATCCGGTCTCGCCTGGCCGGCGATCAGGACCATCAGCGCAAGGTCGGCGTTCTCGACGAGGCCCTGGAAGCCACGGTCGTCGATCCAAGTGCGAACGAGCTTCCCCGCCGCGTTCGGTTCCATCCCGCCTTTGATAAGGCCCTGCAGGATAGGCTCACGGACATCGTCGACCATGAAGTCGCCGAGGCCCATGTTCACCTGTTCGAGGATCGTGGCTTCCGGGTATGCGCGGCGCACGGTGACGCAGCGCGCGAGGCGTTGAGCGACGACGCTCGGCCCCACGCCGCACTTCTCCTGTATCGCGCGCAGTTCGCCGAGCAGGAGCAGGAACTTGCGTTCCTCCCCGCCGAAGTCCGCATCTACTGCTTTCGCCATGCGCCCTACGTGTTCGGGACGCTGGTGACCTCGCCGTCGGACTGCAGGGTAATGGTGCACTCCATCTTGGCGCCGCGGTTGCCGGTGATGGCGAAGTCCGTGCAATGGAACGCGCCCTCGAAGATCACGCCGCCGTCCGTGTCGGGAACGTCGACGACGACCTGGCAGTTCGAGGAGTCGGCCGCCGTGACCCAATCGTAAAACTCCTGCACGTCGGGCGTGTTGAGCGTCCCGGCGCCGGCGATCGAGGCCGA